TTTTTTTTTTTTTATCTACTCATGGGATAGAACAAATGAAAGAATTAAAATTAACTGAAGAACAAAAAGAAAAGCTTCTTAAAGTACTCAAACCTTTACTTGATAAAGTTGAAGAACAAGAAGAACAAGAAGAAACTAAATCTCGTAAACCTAAACACAATCCAGTAAAAGCTCTTTATGAAAACTGTAATAAAGACTTAGGTGAGGTAGCTACTTCATTTGTAGTTATGTTACCTGAATCTGAATGGTTCGATAAATTCGATCCACGTGAATCAGGTTTCCAAGAAAACTTAAAAAAATTAGCTAAATCTTGTACTTCTAAACAAAGACAAAAATTAGATGATACTTTAGATATTGAAGGAAAAGCTTTATTAATGCTTGCAGATTCTGATATCTCTAAACGTATTCTTCTAGATTTAGTAAGAAGCTTACAGTTTACTAACTCACAAGCATTATTGGATATTATTACTTTAAATGCTTATCGTGTTAGCTTCACTTACTATGTAGATAGAGCAATGAAAATTACCAATTTACCATTTGAAGAAATTGGTCCTATTATTGCTGGCAAGTTCATTGGTATTATCAATGAAATCAACGCATCATGGTATTATGTTCCTAAAGATTCTGAAATTTCTTTCCACGAAGTATCAAAGGAATAGTCATGCTAAGTAAAGTACTAGGTTTCTTTGGGTTAATGACGAAAGCAGAGGCAGATTCTATTATTCAAGCTAATGTGAATATCGTTAATGCTCAGTGTCAGGAAATCAAAGAACTTAAAGTAGACCTTGCTAAATGCAAGGAACAAAAAAATACCAATAATCGACTAGCTCAAAAAAGACTAAAGAAAATTATTGAACTGGAGAAATCCAATGGAGTTTCAGTACACTCTTAATTTTGAGTGTCTCGATATGGTAAAACAAGCTATCGTAACAGAAACATGGGATTGCAGAGATGTGATCCCATGTTCTTCTGAAGAAGCCTTAATTAACCTTATTAACCATATTAGAGCTTACTCTCAACAAACAAATGCGTATCCTATGACCTTCTATATATCTAATTATGATAGAGGGAATTACGAGGCTACATTCTACTCAAACCAATTAAAAGAACATACTCGGAAGTTATTAGAATATGACTAACATGGCTTTACGTGAATGGTTAGACCAATTTTATGAGAACTTCTCATTCATTAAAAATAAATACCTACAGTTTACAGGTCTAGAATCAGGTGTATTTTACAATATCCAAGATCTTAATATGAGCTCTCAAGTGAAGAATACAGATTCGTATATCTATATTGATTCTTATGAGCCTATTATGATTACGTTAGAGACTGTCAATCTTTATGCAGTATTATTTCCAGAGGAATTAGGAAAGCATTATGACTCAAACATTAGCCAAGAATTTGAATAGAGAAAAACATTTAGAATTAATCAGTTATCATGACTGGATTTGGAAAGATGAAGCCATTGGTCATGTAGAACTAAACATTGAAGGAACTAGAATTAGTTTCTGGTTAAGTTCTGGAAAATGGTATATTCAATCCCTTAATAAAAAAGGAACTGGTTTCTACCAATTATTAGAGTTCTTAGGGCAAGTACCAAAGAGAGAATCAGAAAAAGATAAAGACCAAATTATTGCAGAACTAAGAGCAGAAGTAGCTAGATTAACTCAAGCTCTAAGTCAATATGAAGATAAACCAATAGAAGAATATTTCGTATGAAACCTCAAACACTAGGAAAACACTCATCCAATTCTCGTAAGAAAGCTCGTACTAAATTAAGAGCCATTAAAACAAGTCAATCTCTCTTAAATAAGATTACTATTTGTAATATTTATGTACCTGAAGAAGCCCATAAAGGATGGGGTAATTCCAGTGTATTTGAAGGTGATAGATTTATTAAAGTATCCCAATCTTTAGCATGGGCTATTGATAATATCCGTGTTAAATGGGATATCTTATGTGGCGTCTTTTTAAGAGACCAGAATGGTGTTCACTATATTCATCATGAAACATTTAGAGCAACTGAAGAATGTGTATCTTCTGCTGTTTCAGATTATGCTCAACGATTATGTGCTTACATGTACTATAAAGCTCCTAGACTTCAAAGATTAGTACCTTTCTGGTTAGCTGTACCAAGAAGTGATGACAAGGATATTGACATTACTCTTGCTATTAAAGCAGCTCATAGACATAAAGTATTTAATAGAATAGGTACTATGTTTGAAATTAACTGTAATGTACCTGAAGAAGATTTCCATACAGGAGATTGGTTTAATATCCCTATGGATTATAGTAAGTTCTTAGAAACAGACTACACTCTTGAAGAAGCCATGGCTCAATGCTATGAAATTGTAGAAACTAAAGATGGAAAAGTAATGGAAGCTACAGACCCTTCTTAATACTTTATCCTAAAAGAAAACCATATATAAATATATGGCAAAAGAAAGTCTTATAGTAACTTTTTAAAATCCCTTGTCAATTCCCCAAAAGTATAATTTTTAACTGGTCCGACCAGTTGGAGTAAAAATGAAGAAACCAGAAGATTTAGGTAAATGGTGCGAGGAACGCTTAAATTCTGTTGAATATTTACAACAACAGTTAGTCATTGCTCAAGAAGAACGAGATGAAGCAAAAAAACGCTTAAAAGAGCTCATAGAAGGACTAAAAGAAGGATTAGCTAGTAATCCTACACCTAAACCATTAAACCATGTTGTAGAGGCTCCTAGCTCTCTTAAACGCTTACCTCAAGTAATTAGAGAATATACTACTAAAAGTGTATGTTCTCGTGGTAAAGTAACCCTTACGAAAGATAGTGGTTTCAAAGTATCTGTTCATGTCTTTAATTTATTAGGACAGAATACAGACTATGAAGCCTTATTTCTTTCAATGGACGAAGCACTAGAGTGCTACGAATATTGGGTTAATACAATTTGAGGTGCATATGCAACCTGTTCGTTATTTTGCGGTATTCAGAACTAATACTTCTTTAAGAGACCGTGTAATGGTATTCACTAATGTAACTAGACAAGCAGCATGGGACATTTTAATGCAAGAATATCCTTTAGCAGTAGATAAGTTACTAAGTGAAGGAGAAATGGCTGTACAAGCCAATTATGTAACATTTAAACATATCAAGTATGGTACAGACTGTAAGGTCTATGCCAATGATATTAAGACTGGTGAGCAAACTGAAGAAGTAATTGCTACTTATCCAGTTAGTAAGTATAGAAAGGAAGTAAAGAAAGATGAATCTAAATCTTAAACCTTTGACATTAAGTAGTATTACACAATGGTTCAAAAAAGCTAAACCTGAACCAACAATTCAAAACATTATTCAACAAACTGCTTATCACTTTGAAGAAGTAGCTGAAATGTGTGAAGCATTGGGTAATCAAAAGACAGCAGACGCTCTTATTGAGTACAAAGAGAAACTCTTATCTCTTACTGCTGCAGAGTGTGAACTCTTGTGGAAACGTGCAGATAAAGTAGGTCTTTTAGACGCTTTATGTGATCAAGTAGTTACTGCAGCAGGTGTAGCTCAATATGCAGGTATGGATTTTGATGGAGCTCTTACTGAAGTAAATGATAGCAACTGGTCTAAATTTGATGACCAAGGTAACCCTATCATTAATGAAAATGGAAAGATCCTAAAAGGACCTAATTACTTCAAACCAGAATTGAAAAAATTTGTAGGTGAAAAATGAAAGTAGAAATCTATGGTGCATCATGGTGCAATCCATGCCAACGCTCTAAACAGTTATGTATTGAAAAAGGTTTAGATTACACCTTTAAAGACGTAACACAAGACCTAGAAGCTCGTGAAGAAGTTGAGAAACGTCTAGGTAAAAAGATTGACACTGTTCCACAAATCTTTGTGGATAGTCAATACGTAGGCGGAGCTGATGAGTTCCGTAATTATGTCAAATAAAGAGGAAATTAAATGAAGAATAAATTTCTAAAAGCATTAGCTGATGCAGCAGTAGCATTAGCAGTTCAAGCACAAGCAGCAACTACTGGTAAAACATTATCAACAGAACCGTACATTGTAGACGGATATACTCCAGATACTCGTTCTTCTGAAGCTAAAGAAACCTATGCTAACCGTGTTGTCAAATCCGATGTGGAAGGTAACAACCATTCAGTCTTTGGTCAAGATAATACCGTTCTTGCTGAACATGGTAGCTCAAGTAACTTTGGTAACCAAAACGAAATTGGTGTAAATGCTAAAGATGGTAACATCTTTGGTGATGGTTCAAGTATCACTGGTTTACAAGCTCAAGCTTACGGTGATAACAACCACTTAAAAGGTGAACAAAACTCCGCCTTTGGTATGAATAACGTTGTAACTGGCGACCATACCCATGCTATTGGTGGTGGTAATAATGTTACAGGTAGTCGTGCAACTGCAGTAGGTCATTACAACCTTATCACATCAGACGAAGCAACAGCAGTAGGTTATGACAACAAAGCTCATGTTCGTGGTGTAGCAGTAGGTTATACCAATAATGCAACTAATCACGGTGTAGCAATCGGTGTTGAAACCAAAGCAACAGGTGAATCTTCAACTGCTATTGGTGTACATACTACATCTGATGGTTTATCTACTATTGCTATTGGTTCTAACGCAGCAGCACATAACAAAGCATCTACTGCAATCGGTCAAGGTGCAGTAGCAGATGCAAGTTATGGGGTAGCTTTAGGTAAAGCAGCACAAGCTAATCATGGTTCAGCAGTAGCATTAGGTACTGCGGCAGTGACTGAACAAGCAGTTTCAGTAAATGAAGCAACAGTAGGCAAAATCACTTACGGTGGATTTGCTGGTACTGATGCAACAGCAGTAGTATCTATTGGTGCAAAAGGCGACCATACTCGTCAAATTATTAATGTAGGTGCAGGTGAAATTTCTGCTACATCCACAGATGCTATCAATGGTTCTCAGTTATACGCAACAAATGATGTAGTCAATAATGTTGCTGGTTCAGTTACAAATGTATTAGGTGGTAATGCGGCTTTAGACAATAAAGGCAATATCACGATGACAGATATTGGTGGTACTGGTGAAAATACAGTTCACGATGCTATCAAGTCTCATACTGATAAGATTAAAGCTAATGCAGATAACATTGCTGGTAACACTCGTAATATCGCAACTAACACTGCTGATATCCGTGCAGCAGAAGCATTAATTGATAAAAATGCAAAAGATATTGCTGACAATGCTCAACGTATTACAACGAACGAAGGTAATATTGCGTCAAACACAGCGTATATTAAAGCTGTAGAAGACAAACTACCTGAGGTTCAAGCTGGTGATAATACCACTGTGAATGTAACAGTGGATGCCAACGGTAAAGCAACGTACACTGTGTCCTCCAAAGACTATCAACCAGCCATTGATAAAGTCGCAGTTAAAGCAGATAAAAATGCTAAAGCGATTGAAGCTAATGCTAAAATTACAGAGAACCAATGGAATGTTGTATTAAACAACCGTAAGCTTGCTACTGCTAATAAAGAGAAATTGGCAGAAGTAGCTGATGAATTGGAATACCAAACTCAATTCATTCGTCAGAATAGTGAAGCTATTATTCAGACACAAAAAGCTACAACTGCAGCTTTAAAAGCATCTAGTGCTAATACTCAAGCTATTCGCAAGTTAGATCATGATGTTCGTAAGAACCGTAAACGTGCAGATGCAGGTACTGCTTCTGTAGCAGCAATGGCGAATATCCCACAAGTATACCTTTCAGGCAAATCTGGTATTGGTGTGGGTGTAGGTCATAAACATGGTCAATCCGCATTAGCAGTAGGCTACTCTCGTACATCAGATAATGCTCATCACATTATTAAACTTTCTGTTGGTATTGATACTCAAAAAGATGTGACAGTTGGTGCAGGTTACATGTACCAATACTAAAAATATTTAATACCATATAGGCTCTCTAACGAGAGCCTTTTTATTTTTAAGGAAACTGTATGAAAACTTGTAAAGAAGTAAGAGAACTTCGAAATGAAAAATATCAAGATTTTTTAGCATATATTGAAAGAAAAATTCTTAACATTTTAACTACAGGTTTTATTTTTATTGATGAAAATGAAGCTATGGAACATGGTGTCGCTTTTAGTGATAATCGCTGGATTAGTTTATTAGAAGAAGTAGGGTATACAGTAAAACACTGTAGCAATATTGCTACCCCTACTGTAGAAATTTCAGGATGGTAGTATGTTAAGTAAAGAAGTAAAAGAAGCTATTTTAAATGGTGCTTATGGTATGATTAGAGATGGTCGTAAAGTTAAATATCTTGGGGAAACTGATAATAAATGTTACCCATTAAGTTTTATTACTGTTCCAGATAAGATAAGCCATATTAAACCATATGGCGGTATTGATATAATTTTTAGTACTGAAGATACATGGAAAGGAACTTTAGAAGATAGAGACCATCATTGTGATATTGTAGGTCTATGGGTTGAACCAACTCCAACAGTTACTTTTGAACTTCCAAAACCTTTCAAACCAAAAAAACAAGAAATCTTCTTTACTCTTATTTCCACAGCTCCTTACAGACCATTAGAAATACGACAAACTTATAATGCAGGCAGTGATGTAGATAAGGATTTAATTGAAGCTGGTTTATGCTTTAAAACTGAACAGGACGCTCAAACTTGGGTAAATGCATTTAAGAAGGCATTCAATGAAGAAACTGAAACTATCCAAAGATAAATTAGCTGAATATAAAGGGCTTATTAAACAATTAAATATATCATTTGATGGTTTACCAGATGGAGCTTACTTAGCTGTAATGGAATCTGAAACTAGAGAATGGTTAAAAGATCATAAGATTAAAGCAAATGCTTTAGACTTTTATATCGAACATTCACCAAAGGATAATGAATATGAGCCAATGGATTAAATGTACAGAACGTATGCCTGAACTAGATGATGATGGACATAGTGAAATGGTACTCGTTGTTGGAAAAAAGAAAATTATCCAACAGAATTTTTTAGTAGATGATGAATGGGTATTCCCTATGGAAGTAACTCATTGGATGCCACTACCAGAGTTACCAGAGGGGTATTTATGACTATTATTGATTTAATTGCACAAGATACACCTGAAGAACGTCAGTTGATTTTTAATGAGTTTATTAAACTCTTAAACCAAAAAAGGGAATACGTAGATATTCCTGAACGTATTGTATGTTCTGCTTGCCAAGTATTTGTAGATACCAGAGATGGCACTTTGGAAAATGGCGATTATATTATTCATGAAGTATATGGTTTAAGGCACTATGACCCATTCATGCGTAAACAAATTGTAGAACTCGAAAAGAACTACAAATACCCATTGTTAGACTGGGAACAAGGATTCCTAACAAACAAAGGTAGATTTGTAAATCGTAAAGAAGCAATGGAAATTGCTAAAGCTCAAAACCAAGTAATTCGATTATCTGGTTCACCGAACTCAGATATACTATTTTCAGAAGATTTATACTAGAGATATATATGAAACAATTTAATTTAGAAGAAGCCTTAAATGGTAAACCAGTAAAATTACGTGATGGAAGCAAAGCGATTGTCTTAACTAGAATTCCTGACATCTATAAGCTCGAAAATGGATTAAAAGTAACGTTTCCATTGCTCGGTATTATACTTGATACTAAAGGAGCAGTAGATGACCCATATGCATCTTGGAAAGACAACGGTATGTTTGCATCTTGTACAAGTGATTATGACATTGTAGATATGTGGCATGATTTAAGTACACAAGAAGAAATCTTTGTTAAAGCTTATGCTAAAGATCTTGTTCTAACTGGCTATGATTCTTTAAACAATACTACTCTTGAAGTAAAACTTATTGGTAAAACCAAAGGTAAAAATAAAGGTTACATCGCCCAAGAAGAAGGTACAGGTATAGTAGAGTTATTAGAGAACATCAATGTAGAACATTGGAGTATTAAAAATGAACCTACAACTGAATTAACTAAGACATTAGATTCTTATCGCTTTAGACCTTCTTATGGTGATATTTATTGGTATATGACATTTGACTATGGTAAACCTGTGGTACGTCAAGGTGTATACCAAAATACTAGTGCAGATATCAACCGTATGGAACATAATAACTGCTTTAATGGTGCTCAAGAGCTCACAGAAGCATTATTAGGTTTAGGCTTTAAACTAGATCAACTTTAAAAAGAAAGCCCTTCTATGGGCTTTCTGGGAGCAAATATGAAACCATTCGATTTAAAAGCTGCTTTAGAAGGCGAACCAGTAGTTCTCAGAGATGGCAGAAAAGCATTTGTAACATGCGATTTAAGACATTATTTTAAGAACTCTGTAAGTGTCAAGAAGTTAGTTGGTATTGTTGCTAGTATTGACGATCCAAATTCTTTTTATGGCTCTGCAAGATGGTATGATTCTGGTGCTTACTCTGTAACAGATGATGAATCCGATATCATAGGCATGTGGGAAGAACCTAAACTAACCACTGAAGAATTAATGGAAAAGGCTTTTAACGAACGTTTAGTGTTAAAACATCCGCTATTACCTGAAGGATGTAAAGGCTTTAAAGTAGTTGGTAAAACAGTAAGTGGTAGTTACATACTACAAGATTGTGACAACTATAAGATGTACTTTTTACACACATTTAACGAAAACCTTGAATGGTCAGTGAAGGAATAGTTATGAACCATAAACAACTATTTATTGTAGTGGTTATTACTACAATTCTTCTTGGAATAGCATTAGCTATTCTAATTCCGCCTATTATTCACTTTATTGAAGGTTGGAGATACTAATGCAACACACTTTTCTTTATAAGCTCTTAGATGAGCCTAAAAATGGAGTTATCGGTAAATTCTTAGCTGATAATTCTATGTATTTTAGTAAACTAAAAGCTTTATCTTCAAGTCTATTTCCTGATGGAGGTGATTTCAATGGCTACATTGCAGTTACACCAGATCATCCTTTTTATGGAAAAGGATATGATGAAGTAAATAATATGTTAGATAAAAAAGGATTTTATGTACATGGCGGACTTACTTTAGCAGAAGATTCATCGTTCTGTCCTGATTTACCTACAGAACAACCTAGGTATTGGATTCTAGGTTTTGATACTCGTCATGCTGATGATACAGCAGCGTATTGGACTGAAGAACGTACATGGGAAGAAGCAGATAAACTTATGCAAGCAACAATCAATTATGGAGATTAGCTATGAAAGTCAGAGAACTTATTGCTATTCTTCAGACATGCAATCCTGAAATACCAGTATACACTGCTAATTTTGAAGATTTTGAATGTAACGATGTAGACGATGTTTATCATGTACTTTTTAAAGGAACAACAGTTACAGACAAGAAATTTAAGTATACAGCCGATTTGCATGACGAACCAGATGTAGACGCTTCTGAAGCTAAATCTATCATTATAATTTAAGGATGTTTTATGACACCTACATTACGTAAAGTAAACTTTAACGATGAGCTTCTTTTATCACTTTCATACAATGAAGATACTGGTAAAGCTTCAGTAACTATTGAAGTGCTTAAAGACTCTAAGCCAATCGTGTTATTGGTTAAACAAGAATACAATACACGTATGGAAGCTTGGCAATGTTACAACGTAAAACATGGTCAAATTGAAGCTCTATACACATAAAAACTATTTTTACAAATCAATTTTTAATAGGAATACAAAATGGTCACTCAAGACAAAATTTATTTAAGCCCTTCTGAAGCACGTTTCATGAAGTTACCTCCAATTAATCAATTAGTTGATAAACTACCTCCTAGAGTCTTTAAATTTGTAGTTAGAAAGACCATGGCTGGAGTTGATTATTCATTAGAATATGCAACCTCATTTAAAGAACCAGCTAAGTTATATGGTGATGTTACTAAACAAGTAAACCGTATTATCCATTCTTACAAACAACAAGATAAAAACTTAGGTGTACTTCTACATGGGGTATCTGGTACAGGTAAATCTACCTTAGCTAAATGTATTGCTAATACTGCCTTAGAAAGTTTAGAACTTCCTGTGATCATTGTTACAGCTCAGTCTATCCAACATTTAGAATACCTTATCACTAACCTCAAACAACCAGTAATGTTTTTAGTAGATGAATTTGAGAAGATGTTTGAAAACAAAGAAGACCAAAATTATTTATTAACTCTTCTGGATGGTTTATATATCAGTAACCACTTATTTGTACTTACTGCAAATGACGCTAGTAAAATCAATACTTACTTCTTTAACAGACCTAGTCGTATTCGTTATGCTATTGAGTATAAGAGTCTTGGATTAGATGTATGTAAAGAAATTCTTGAAGAGAATTTTGAACCAGAATATGTAGAAGAATTATTGGGTAAATTAGCAACTGTTAATAACCTATCCTTTGATGTACTTCAAGAGGTAATGACAGAAGCTAAACATTTCCCTAATACTTCAGCAGGCGAATTATTCAATGGATTTAACCTATCCCGTCTAAACTTAAACTTATCTCATGCACCTATTACAGTAAAAGTAGGTAATGAAAAACTTGAAGATATATTAACTTCTGTTGTTAAAAAATATGCGAAGAAAAATCAAGTTTTAAGTGTACGATCTATTATGGACAGTTGTATAACTTTGGACAGTATTTATTCTCGTGAATTTGATGAAGAAGATAATGTCTTATTCTCTACTCGTTTTACTATCTTAGATCAAAATGACTGTATTTACTTCTCACCTATTAAAACCACAGTATCTAGTATTACAGCTAGTACACTTGAATTAACAGCTCACTTAGATCCTAAATATGCCTATTATTTCATCGACAAACTCTACTATTTACTAATTAATAGTAGTACTGACTTTGATAATGAAAAACGTGCTAATTTAAATACATTAAAACGTTCATTAAGAACTGATCTTAGTAAGGTAGATTTTACTACACTAACTCTTTCAATTCCACGTTATTACTGTACTCAAGATTTCTAATAAAAGGCTCCGTACGGAGCCTTAATTTTACTAAAGGAATAATATGAAGCCACAAATCACCAATACCTTAATCGAATCAAATGTGCAAAATTCTCATGAATTCTCTATCAAAACTTCCGCTTTTGCCTTTGATATTCTCTCAGACAAGCTCTACAGTAATAAAGTACTTGCAGTAGTACGAGAGTACCTTACTAACGCATTAGACGCTCAGAAAGCCAATGGTGTAGTTAAACCATTAGAAATTACATTACCTAATGACTCTGTACTTACTGGGATTACTCCTTGGGAAGTACGAGATTATGGTACTGGATTGACTGAAGAGCGGATTCATCAATTCTATTGTGTTTACTTCTCATCTAGTAAACAAGAGTCAAATGACTTTACTGGTATGCTTGGTTTAGGCTGTAAAGCAGGCTTTGCATATACCAATACATTCACCGTTACCTCTTGGATTAATGGTACAGAATCTAAATATGTATTATTTAAAGAGAATGGTACACCTAAGATTTCTAAACTGTATTCTAAACCTTCTGATGAACCAACTGGATTAAAAGTAAGTATTCAAGTTGAACGTAAGGATATTCGAGAATTTAGAGAAACTACAGAGTATGTATTATCTTATTTTCCAGAAGATTTTATCCCAGTACCATTTAAAAGATATGAACCTATTTTTGAATGTAAAAGATATTTCATTCAAAAGAATTCCTCTATGGGTATTTTAATGGGAAATGTATTTTATCCTGTAGATAGACATGACCTTGATTTATATATCAATAAGGGTATTGTCTTAAAATTACCTATTGGAGCAGTTCCAATTTTACCTTCTCGTGAAGGTATTTCATTAGATTCTGATACTAAAGAATTTTTAAAAAAAGAATTTTCTGAAGTATCTGACAAAGTTAAAAATTACGAAAAAAATAGAACTAAAAAATGGGGTAAAGGATACCCAGCTACTTGTTCTGGTGAAAGTTTTTTACTTACCCAATTTAACAAAGTAACCATTTACAAAAAAGGTAGTTGTAATAAAGAAGTATGGAGAGCTAATGAGTATTTCATTAACATGTCCCATCTTTGTGTTACAACTTCCGGTAACGGTGCTAAAAAGCTTACAGAAATTCATGATGAAGCTGTTGTAGTTGTTCTTAAAAACGGAGCAGAAGCTAGACGTTTCCGTAAGTTAGCTAGAAGTAAATTTGACGGTGAAATCTTCTATAACGTCAAATCTATGGCAGAAGCTTTAAATATTGATATTAAAGTCAGAAAACCTTCTAAAGGTCAATGGGTACATATCATTAATGAAGGTAAAGTATCTCGTAAAAAACTGACTAAAGAAGGCATGCTAGAAATGGCTTCTAATGGTTACTCATTAGTAAGACAAGAAACCTTCAGAAATGCTGGATGTTCTTTTACTTCTAATTTCAATCCAAATATTAAATGGATAGTCACTAGTCGTTGGATTGGTGATATCGACTATATCTCTTCAAAAATACTAAATGCTCAGTTACGTCAGTTTGAAGAGAAATTCACGTTTGACAATGTACTGCATTGCTTACGTGTCACTGTACTACACGAAGAACGTAAAGTATCTCAAGCTTTATATTCTTATGTAGATTCCTTAATTCCTTACAATGTCAATGCTGTAATCTTGGAAGAAGCTTTGCCAAAAGAATATTGGAAATTAGATGAATTAGGTCTAATCAATATTCGTTATGGTGCGTATCGTTGGTATGCAACCCAAGAAAAGCTTAGACCAAGAATTGACAGAGCTATTAAAAAATGGCTTAAACAAAACTTCAAATCTTTACAGGAGAGTTACAATGAATACTTTCAATCAATCTGAATTACAGTATCTAGGCTTACAATACGTAGAACATAAACGTTCATGGGATGACTTAGCAGCAGAACTTAAGATGGCTCGCTCATCCCTAATTAAAAAAGTTAAAAATTCTATTGGTTTAGAAGAATATGCTTATTGGCAAAAAATTCGTAAATTAGGGGGTCCTTTCACACCCCATCTTCAATTAGAAGATGAATTAGTAGAAGAAGAGCAACAAGTAGAACCAGAAGAGAAATCTTTAGTTCGTCCTATTACTTATATGGCTCAACCATCTTTAGATGGTCAAGTAAACTTAACTCTGTATTCAGGTGATGAAGAATTACGTATTCGTACTAACCCAGAATTCTTACCTAATTTATTATCATTAGCTCATGCTGGTTTATGGGATAAATTAGTAGCTCTTAGTTCTACTATGGGTCAAGTTACTGCTTTAGCACCTAGCATTACATATGATGAAGTAGCTGATAAATTCTCATTAGGTGGTATTCATTTAGATATGGAATATGAGCAGCTAATTCTTAAAACTTATGAACAGTCAGTAGAAGATGGTAATCCAGATACATTGAATGGTTTAGTAAACCTAGTTCACCGTATGAATGCAGCAGATAAAATGGATTCATTTGGTCAGTTGTATGAATTCCTAAAACATAATGATATTAAAATTATGGCTGATGGTCGTTTCATTGGTTATAAAGGATTAGAGACCTGTAATGATACCTATGTAGATTGTCATACCCGTACTATTGCTCAAAAAGAAGGGGATTATGTTTATACTCAAGAACAGTACGTAAATAATGATCCTAGTGTTAGCTGTAGTTACGGGCTCCACATTGGCAACTGGGCTTATGTTAAAGACTTCTCTGGTTATCATGTAGCTCAAGTAGTAGTAAAACCAGAAGATGTAGTTTCTGTACCATTTGATTACAACGGTGGTAAGTTACGTTCTAAAGGATATTCTATTGTTAAAATTTTAGCTGGAAATCCTAAATTAGAAGATTTCCCTGAAGTTCCTGTAACTTTTGAAGCAACAAATAATGTTTATGTAGGTGAGACACGATAATGAAATTTACATTAACACAAAACCAAACTAAGCAAGCCATTGAGCTTGCTTTACATTCTAACGTACCTTTGTTTATTACTGGTTCTACTGGTATTGGTAAATCCGAAATCGTACAGCAAATTGCTGATAAATTTAACTTAGAATTAATTGATATTCGATTAAGTCAAGTACAACAATTTGACCTTAACACCATAGGGCTTCAATAAAGTAATTTATTGTCGAAAACTACCTAAACGGGAGAACTCCCACTTGTTATTGGATATCCATTATACTATAATGGTTTCCATGATTAATAAACAAAGGACAATCCCGTGCTAAATAATAAAATTGAAATTTGGAAAGATGTAGTTGAGTTTCCTGATTTATATGAAGTTTCTAACTTAGGAAGAATCAGAAGAAAAGAGACTCAAAAAATTATTAAACCACATTGTACTGCAACATCGAAAGATTACTTATATGTAGTTATGTGGAAAAATAATAAACAACATAACCGTTCTATTCATAGAACTGTAGCTCAAGCATTTATTCCTAACCCTCTTAATAAACCTCAAGTCAATCATATTAATTCTGTTCGTACAGATAACTATGTTGAAAATCTTGAATGGGTTACTATTAGTGAAAATATCCAACATGCTATGAAATATGGATATATGGACCATAGTGCCATAAAAGGTAGTAAAAGAGCTACAGCTAAAAGTAAATATCATAATGTATGTTGGGTTGAGGCTAAACAAAGATGGAAAGCTACAACTAAACTGAATGGTAAACGTTTATCCGGTAAATTATTTAAAACAGAAGAAGAAGCTGCTAAATGGGCAGATGAACTTTTGAGACTTCATAATATTACAGATAGACCCTTCAATTTTATTTAAATTGCGTAACGACTATCCTGAAAGAATGGAGTACACTCAAGTGAGTGGAAATGGTAGTAGACCCTTATCATAAAGATAAGGGTTTTTGATATAGTCTTATCTGCATAGTAATATGCAGCAGTTAAAAGGTATCTTTACTTTTAACGGATAAGAATTAACGACTCTTATTGAAAACAATGTATGGGTTTCCCAAAAGATGTAAATGGAAGAATGGAATATCTACCTTTGGCAGATTTTCCTATTGAGACTGACCCTCTTCCACAAGGTAAAGACGGCTGGCTAATTTTTTTAGATGAACTTAACTCTGCAGATAAGTACGTGCAGGGGGCGGCTTACAAGCTTGTCTTAGACCGTATGATAGGAAAACATCACTTACATCCTAACAGTCGTATTATTTGTGCAGGTAACCGTGCTCAAGATATGGCAGTAGTGAATAAATTAGTGTCTCCATTAAAAACTCGTATGAGTCATGTAGAGATGGTAGTACAAGCTGATGAATTCTTAGAATGGGCAGGTGAAGAAGTTAAAAAAGGAAAATGGGAACCTATTATTCATGGTTTCTTAAGCTTTAAAAAAGAGCATATCAATAACTTTGATCCTTCAGTAGACGCAACTACTTACGCAACACCACGTACTTGGAAAATGCTTAGTACAATGGTTTCTAAAGGACTATTGAAAGCAGATCCTGATACCTATAACACTATTATTATGGGTACAGTAGGTGAAGCAGCAGGAGTAGACTTTACTTCATTCTTGGAAGTATTTAGTTCACTTCCTACTATCCAAGATATTGAATCAGATCCTTTAAATGCTTCTATGCCTTTTGAAGTAGGTGCTAAATGGGCTTTAGGAGTTCATTTAAGTAACCATATCAATGCAACTAATGAAGCTGCTCTAGTAGCGTATGCTAAACGTATTCCTGAACCAGACTTACAAGTAGTAGTCTTTCGTTATATGTTAGGTAAATACCCTTCTTTAATTTCTAATAAAGAAGTAGTAGCTATTATGACAGGTATCCAAAAATCAATTACTGGAACTAATCCATGATTCAACAAAAAGTAAACAAAGCTCGTTTACTTCTTCTTAAAAAGAAACACTTCACATTCATTTCTTCTATGCTCTATAAGTTGAACTATCAAGTAGCCCAAGTACCTACTATGGCTTATGATGGCTCAAAGAACATGATTTATTTGAATGAGAAGTGGTTCTTAGGGTTAAGTGATGAAGAGGCTTGTAGTGCTTTAGCTCATGAAGCCCTTCATTACGCTTTACAGCACGATTTAAGACAAGGTAATCGAGACCCTAAAACATACAATGAAGCCGCAGACCATGTAGTTAATAATATTCTTATGGACTGTGACTTTATACTTCCTGCTAACGTACCAGTAGATAGACGATTCCAGAATAAAACAGTGGAATATGTCTATAACTGGATGATGGATGAAGATAACCAAGATGAAGACAATGATGAAAATTCTGATTCACCATTCGGAAATGACATCATGCCTTCTCCAATTACCCCTCAATTACAAAGCCAACGTAACCGAGAAACTCTCGCTGCTAATCAAACCGAAGAGCAGATGGGAGGTAAAGGTATTGGTTCTGAATCTAGTGCATTTGAGTCTTTATTCCAAAAAATTAAGATGGAAACTGGTCTTAACTGGAAAACTGTTCTTATTGAATTTCTTAATGAAATGACTAAAGGTGACAAATCTTGGGCTAGATTGGACCGTAGAATGCTATCTCTTGGTTATTACATGCCTGACCAGATGGAAGATAACAAAATCAAACGTATTGCAGTTGCAGTAGACGTATCTGGTTCTGTTAGCCCATCTGACATTAAACAGTTCTTAGCCGAGTGTAATCAAATCAAAAATACCTTAAATCCAGAAATTATGGATATTGTATCTTTTGATACTGAAATTACAGGTACATGGTCATTTGATGAAGATACCCCAATCCAAGATGTAAATATGCGTATTGGAGGAGGTACTAGTTTACGTCCAGTTTGGAAACATTTTGAAAAAGATGAAAACAAACCTGAATTTTTAATTGTAATGTCTGATATGTATGTAGGTATTCCAGAAGAACCAAACTATACAGTTATCTGGGGAGCTGTAAATAGACCAGACTGGAAAGGTGATTACGGTAAAACAGTTTATATCTCTACAACAGAAGAGGAAGAGGAGTGGTAATATGGAATATCCTAACCCTATTTCAGTAGTAAGAAGTGCTACTTCAGTTCCTCTCTTAACTGCCCTAAGACCTGAAAAAATTACTTTTATTGATGTAGCAGGAATGTATAAAACTACAGATCCTAAAATTAAAGAGTATTCCAAACTTTTAGATGAAGATTTAGAATTTGGAAGACTTTTAAATTCTTTTTTCTTACAGGTCAGAGATAAATGTTGGAATTTCAATATTATAGATGATGACAATTTTTACAATAAAATTTGTATTAAACTTCTAGAACCCTATATCTTAGATCCTAATTCTATAGATGAAATTTTTATGGGGGATGATTCTTTAATAGATTTTAATCGAGTAAAAAATTCCATAACTGTTCCACAAAACATTATTGACATGATTGACAAGTTTAAAGGTTTACGCCTGTTATTGGAGGTTTAAATGGACATTGATGATTATGGTGTAAAATTCTATGAATGGGCTTACAACTTAAATGTTAAACGTATTAAGAATAACAAACAGCTACTTAATACCTTGATTGAACAAGCTGGGTTAGAAGATGCATTTGTAAAGGTAGATGATTTTTACATCACTAAAGAACGTACTCTAACTGTAATGCCTAATTTGCCTGACTTATCTACTGCAAAAGTAGACCAAGCTAAATTAGAAGAATTTATTCGCTTACAGAAGTTACATCTTGATGGTATGGTAATGCAACGGTCTATTAATACCTTACTAATTGCTATTAAGCGTAATGAAGACTATAACATTCAATTAAATGTACTAGTAAGCCTTCTACCTGAACCTTTAAATCACTTTATTCTTGGTGAAGAATTAGAAGAAGTTAATCCTTACCCTAGAACTCCTTCATATCCTAAGTATAAAGAGATTTTGGATAGTGGTTTAGGTGAATATTTAGATACGTTGATTGGAGAGGCTTTACTATTATCTCTTTAATCCTTCCGTTCAAAGCGTTAAACTAGCTCACTCTCTTGGCTTCGATGTACTCGCTTCGCTGCGTGCATCTCGCCAACCGTTCGCTAAACTAACGCTTTTCACTACAGGATTTATAATGAAACTTGCATTACTTTATAGATATACCATGCCCAACAAGGTATATCAAGGGATGTTTCTCTCTACTATTAATCAAATCATTCCGAATACTGAGGTAGGACTAGTTCAGTTGCCTGAAATGGGTAAAAAGCCTAAGGCTGCGGAAGCCCGTGAATGGCTGGGCTATGCCCAAGCACAATTAAATGAATATGACTTCATTCTCTTTGCTGATGCTGATTGGTTTAAGATTGCTACTAAACAATCAAAAGCAGAAGGAATGTTAGGAATAGCTTTAAAAAGCCCTGAATTAACCCCTCCTGTATTTTATTGTCCAAGTCATACTCTTTATCGGTTTGACCAAGAAAGAGCTATAGAAGGCTTAAAAAGAGCCTTAAATGCTATTTCTGCTTATTGGTCTGGTTCTTATAAAGAAATTGGAGCAGATATTATCCATTCTGGTAATAGTCCTTTAACTATTCCTGAAATATCCAGTGTTCTCAATACGCTCTTAAATGAAGCAATATTGACCATTGATATTGAAGCTAGAGGACTTAAATTTACTGAATGTGGTATATGGTCTATTTCCTTTAGTCCTGATAAACATACCTACTACAGTTTCCCTGTTGACGCTATTCTCGAACAAAGCCAAGAAGTAAGAAAGCTTTTGAAGGAATTCTTTCTAAATTTTAAAGGGAAGAAGGTTATTCATAAAGGAAACTACGATGTTACTGTCTTAATCTATGTACTTTTCATGGATGAAGACATTACTAACATTGAAGGTAAATATTTAGGTCTAGACACTTTCTTTAATGACTTAGAAGATACCTTACTTTTGACTTATGTAGCTACTAATAGCTGTTCTGGTAATACACTTAGTTTAAAAGAGTTAGCTCAACCCTTTGCAGGTAACTGGGCAGTAGATGTTACCGATGTAACTAAAGTACCTTTAGATAAGTTACTTAAGTACAATGGAATAGACACTCTTAGTACTTTCTGGGTTTATGAGAAATACTTAGCTTTAGCCAAGGAAGAAGAGCAAGAAGAGTTCTACAGAAATCACTACTTGCCTTACTTAAAAGATAATATCAACTGCCAACTTACTGGTATGCCTATTGATATGGATGAAGTACTGAAATTAGAAAAAGAACTGTTAGATGAACAATCTCAATTAGATACTTTCTTAAGAAGTACTACACCTATTAAGAACGCAGAATGGGTATTAGCTGAAAGAGTTACAGCTAAGAGAAATAAAAAACTCAAGACTAAGGTAACTGAACCAAAAGATAACTATGCACCTATCAACTTTGGTAGTACTGCTCAATTAGGAGTATTACTATATGAGGTAATGGCTCTTCCCGTAATTGAACTTACAGATGGAGGTGCACCAGCTACAGGTAAAGATGTACTTCATGCTTTAAAGAACCATACAAAGAATGAAGAGTACTTAAAGATACTTCAAGCATTAGCTGACTTAGCTGATGTGGAGAAGATTCTTAGTGCTTTCATTCCTGCTTTTAAAGCAAGCCATAAGGATAAGAATGGTAACTATCATTTAACTGGCTTCCTAAACTTAGGAGGTACTGTTAGTGGACGTTTAAGTTCATCTGATATTAACCTTCAGAATTTACCTGCTACTGGTTCTAGATTTGCTAAACCAGTAAAGAAATGCTTTAAAGCACCTAAAGGGTGGATCTTTGTAGGTATTGATTTTTCATCACTTGAAGACTATATCTCAGCTCTACAAACCAAAGACCCTAATAAACTGAAAGTTTACATTGATGGGTACGATGGACATAGTTTACGAGCTAGATATTACTTTGATGATGATCTAGGTCATATTGATATTTCTGATGTAAATGCAGTAAATGGCATTAAGAAAATTGGTACTTATAGACAAGACTCTAAAGGTCCTACTTTCGCACTTACTTATTTCGGTACAGCTAAAACTCTAGTAGCTAACTGTGGTTTCACTTTACCAGTAGCTCAAAAGATTGAGGCTAACTACCATAAGATGTATCAAGTATCTGATGAATGGAATGCTAAACAGTTTAAATTAGCAGCTCAACAAGGATACCTAATTGTAGCTCTTGGTTTAAAAGTAAGAACACCATTACTTAAAGGACAATCCTATCCATTTAAATCATCTACTGCTCAAGCACAGATGAGAACAGTAGGTAATGCTTTAGGTCAAGGATGGGGTATTCTTAACGATAGAGCTATGAATGAAGTAATGATTAAGGTAAGAGAATTAGGCTTAGAGAAAGATATTTTACCTGTCTCTAAGATTCATGACGCATGCTACTATCTCGTAAAAGATGACGTAGATTGTGTTAGAATACTTAATGACTTAACAGTCAAAGCTTCCCGTTGGCAAGAGCATCCAGCTATACAACATGATATTGTAAAACTACACGGAAATCTTGACCTATTCTATCCTGATTGGGCTCATCCAATTACATTACCTGATTCAATAACTAATACTGAGCTATTTAAATTAGCTGAGGAGCATAAATGACTTCAACAGTCACAATAGTTCATATTCTTATTGTGAATGAAGACTACCATGTATTTGAAAAAGAATTTAGATACACAGGTAAAATCTCACAAGACAATGCCATTAAAGAAGCTCTATCCACAGTCAAAAAGACTTTAGGTTGGAGAGACTTTAATGGATACCATATTTACCTCAAATGTCATACGGAGCCTTCCTAATGGGTAAACCAAACTATAAACAACTGCTCAAACGTAAGGAACAGATTGAAAATGAGATTAATAAACTAGAAGTTCGTATTTCTATTTTAGAAAGAGAACGTAGAGAAATCATCAATCATTTGGATTTAAATAAACAAAATGTTCACGAATAAATTTAATGTACCATTACCATTGGCAGTATGGTTAGTAACTGATGAGTACCAGTACGCTAAATATGCTAATGAAATCAGTGCTACTTCTTTATTGAAATCTCCTAGATATATTATTGCAAGTCGTAGAGCAATGTATCCAGAACAATTTCCTGAAGAGTTACGACCTATTGTGATTACTGAAGGAATTGATTTTCCAGATATTCAAGAAAGAATCGCAGCTCGAATTGGTACAGCTATCCATAGTTCTGTAGAACAGGCATGGAAAACCAATCATAAAGAAGCCTTAAAACTTTTAGGTTATCCTGAACATCAAATTGAAAAGATTGGCTTTGATGAATCTTGTCCAATTAGAGTTCATCAGGAAGATAGACTCTATAAGACTATTGAGGTTAATGGTCAAGAATTTGTCATATCTGGTCAATTTGACATGATTATCAACGGAGAACTTCATGACATTAAAACCACAAGTACTTATACCTATGAGTCTGGTATTAATGACGAGAAGTATATGTTACAAGGTAGTATTTACCGTTGGTTAAATCCAGAGTTAATTACAGGAGATTACCTAACAATTAACTTCTTATTCCTTGACTGGAAACAGATGTTCCAGAAAAAGGATTCATATCCAGTAGCAAGAGCTTACTCCAAGACTTACCCATTGTTGAGTTTAGCTGATACTGAAGCCTTCATTAGAAATAAACTTAAAACTGTTTCTGAATGTTGGAATTTACCCCTTAATTTAATCCCTTGTTGTACAGAGAAAGAGCTATTTTCTAAACCACCTGTCTATAAGTACTATAAGACTGGTTATGAGGAAGGTAAACGTGCAAGTAAGGTATTTAATACCTTTGCTGAAGCAAGTGCTTACAGAGCCACTGAAGGCGGATTTAAAGGGGATATTATTGAGAACAAAGGTGAACCATTTATGTGCCCTTACTGTAATCCAGAAGAGGTAGAACAGATGATGGTTCAGACTCATAAACCAAAACAACTGGAGATTTGTTAATGGATTTTTCAACATATCCGTACAATCCTATCGTAGAGAAGATTGTAAACACTTTAATGACAAAGACACAGAACTATGATCCTCAATTTTTCAGACTTCAGGCAAATTTCTTTTTGTCGTTAGTCCCTAGTTCGATGAATGTAACCATTAACTCCCCTATTACAGGTAAAATTCCTGCTAACTTCTATGGGATTTCACTTAGTCAATCGGGTTCAGGTAAAGGTTTCTCCACCAACTTATTAGAACAACGTATCATAGGACCTTTTAAACAAGAGTTTATGAATACAGTGTTTCCTTTGAAAGCAGAGCTTTCATTAGACCATGAGGCAAACTTACGTTCTGGTCGTAATGGTCTAAGTCCTGATGAAACACTGACAGCATTAACCAAAGAATTTAAATCCTATGGTGCTTATGACTTCTCATTTGATAAAGCTACTGAACCAGCTATTAAACAAATGAGACAAAAAATCCTATTAGCCAGAGTAGGTAGTTTAAACTTCATTATTGATGAGATTGGTTTAAATCTTCAATCTAATACAGAAGCACTGACTACTATGCTAGAGCTATATGATAAAGGCTTAGTCCGTAATAAACTAACCAAAAATACGGAATCTAGCCAACGATATCAGCCTATGTCTGGCTCTACTCCAGCTAATCTTCTAATGTTTGGTGCACCAAGTAAATTACTTGATGGTACTAAAACAGAAGATGACTTCTTTAGTTTACTAGAGACTGGGTATGCTAGACGTTGCTTCTTCAATTTCTCTCGCTTGATTAAGGGAGAGAATATAATGACACCTGAAGAACAGTATGACTTATTAACTAAAGCCACTACTGAAGCTGAATTAGACAAGATTGCTTATGACATTCTCCAATTAGCTAATGTTAATTTCGTAGGTACAGAATTAACTGTTCCTCGTAACGTAGGCATCTTATTGATGGCGTACAGACAAGATTGTGAGAGACGTGCGGCAGAACTTTCAGAATTTGCTGAAATTCAAAAAGCAGAACTTATCCACCGTTACTTTAAAGCTCTTAAATTAGCTGGTGTATATGCGTTTATTGAAGGTCTCACAATCATTAACCAGTACCACTTAGAACAGGCTATTAGATTTACTGAAGATAGTGGTTTAGCTATTGAACGTCTATTTAATCGTGAAAAACCGTATGAACGTCTAGCGAAGTTTATTGCATCAACCAATGGTAGTGAATTAACTCAAGTAGACATCTCAGCTAACTTGCCTATTTATAAGGGTACTCAGTCAGCTAAAAATGAGTTAATGAATAATGCTATTGCTTGGGGATACAAGAATAACATCATTATTAAACGTTCATACAAAGACAATATTGAATTCATTACAGGGGAAACTCTTAAAGAGTCTGACCTTAGTTCTATTATTTGTGCTTACAGCCAAGACTATGCAGATGGTTATTTAAATGCTGGATTGAAGGATGTACCTCCAATCTCATGGGATAACTTAGCAACTATGGTTCAAATGGATGGGTATCATTGGACTAACCACTATACTCGAAATGGACACCGTAGTAATGCAGATATGTTAGAAGGGTTTAACGTTGTTGTTTTAGACGTTGATGGAGAAATCCCACTTTCTGACATGATGCACTGTTTACAAGACTATAAGTACATTATTCATACTACTAAGCGTCATCAAGTCCCTGATGAAACAGGTCAGTGTAAAGACCGTTATCGTGTCATTCTTCCAAGTTTTTATGAACTTAAATTCTCTACTGAAGAATATAAACAGTTTATGGAAAACTTAGCTAGTTGGCTTCCTTTTGATGGATTGGATGAGGCAACTTTTCAACCTAGTAGAAAGTGGGCAACTACCCATAACTGTCAAGTATTCACTAATGAAGGTAAATTGTTAGATGTATTACCTTTCATTCCAAGAACCAGTAGAAATGAAGAATATGTTAAGCACAATGTCTCTCTCACTAATCTTTCAAATATTGAGAGATGGTTTGCAAGACAGATGTCTGAAGGTAATAGAAATAATACCTTAGCACGTTACGGATTTATGCTATCTGACGGAGGTATGGATTTAGCTTCCATTGAGGAAACCCTACTTTCATTTAATAGTCGTATTGACTGTGGTTTAGATGAAAAAGAAATCCAATCTACCGTAATTACTTCCATTAGAAACAGGAGAATAAATGGCTAGACAATTAGTCTTAATCGCAGGTACTGCAGCAGCAGGTAAAAGTGCTTCTCTTATGAATTTAAAAGACCCTGAGGGAGTATTCTACCTCGGCACGGAATCTAATAAAGCACTTCCTTTTGCAGATAAATTCAAGAAATTGAAATCTGGTTTAGATAACCCTAATGACGTGTTTCAATTATTTGCTCAATTAGAGCAAATGCCAGAAATCCATACCATTGTTATTGACTCAATTACATTCCTTATGGATATGTTTGAGAGTAAGAATGTTCTTACATCCAAGAACACCATGTCTGGATGGTCAGACTACCAGCAGTTCTTCAAAAAAATTATGCAAGATGTTGTTGCTAAGTCTACAAAGAACTGGATTTTTCTTGCTCACAATATCCAAGAATTAATGCCCGATGGTACATATCAATACTATGTACCTGTAAAAGGTGCTTTAAAAGGATCTGGAGTAGAAGCATATTTTTCTATCGTAATTTATGCTCGAAGAGTTCGTATTAGCGAACTTGAAGAATTACCATACGATGAAAACCTTCTACATATTACAGCTAGAGATCGAGCTGTAGGGTATAAACACGTCTATCAATGTGAAGTAAACAAAGAGATGGCTAATAGTCGTATTAGAAGTCCTCTAGGTTGCTTTGCAGAAAACCAAATCTTTATGGACAATGACCTTCAAATGTTATTGACCCATTTAGATACTTATTATGGTTTATAAACCAAACATTAACTATTAACTAACGGAGAAATCTATGTCATTTGGACAACTTACTAAAGAAACTTCAGTAGAAGAAGCAAAAGAATTCACAAACCGCAGCTTTATCCTTCCAACAGATGTGTATAAAGCAGTAATTGAACAAGCATTTGTTCAGAAAGTACCAGCTAAAGCAGGTGGTTTTAATTATTACATGAACTGGAAACTTAAAGTACACCGTGCTGATGGTTCTACTCAAGATGTTCGTGTACCTTCTCAATTCATTGCTAAAGAAGTAAATGGTAACCTCATTTATTTCTATGAGAAAGAAGGTAAGAAAAATGAATATATCTCATTTGCTCAATTAAGACGTGCTTTAGATACTATTGCTGATATCGACATCTTCAAAGCTAAAGTAGAAACTCGTACTATTCCTGTTTATGACTATAAAACTAAACAAGAAGTACCTACCCAAGTAGAAGTTTACCCAGAAATCTTAGGTAAAGAAGTTGTAGTTGGTTTAGAAGAAGTTCATGGGAACGGTTATAAAGACTCTACTCAAATTATTAAAACCAACCAAATTGCTTTATTCTGGCGTTTAGTAGACGGTAAACCTTTCTCTAAAAAAGAAATCACTGCAGGTCTTACAGAACCAGCAGATGTATTTGCTTGGAAAGAGTCTCATAAAGGTAAACCAAATACTTCTAACTTAAAAAAAGATGAGTTAGCAGTTCAAACTTCAGTTCAAACTAAAACTTTAGAAATTGGCTAGTTATTTATTAACAAGTCCTTTAATGGTTAAGGGATTTTCCCTTAACCTTAACCAATATAGAAATGCTCATTTCTATAAGCTCAATAATGCAAAAGTCGAATATAAAGCCATAATGAGAAGTCAGATAGAGTTACTCCCAGAGTTACCTATTATTAGACTTACTTATGTGGTTTACCCTAAGACTAGCAGAGAGTTTGATATTAGTAATGTGTGTAGTATTGTGGACAAATTCTTCAGCGATGCCTTAGTAGAATTAGGTAAATTACCTGATGATAACT